CTGTTATTGTTTGTTAAGTACATATTGTCTAGTACTTGTCTTAACACAGTAGACTTAATTAATTGTATATCTTCTACTAACTCAGATACTGATCTACCATAGAATCTATGTGGTACAATTATAGGTGTAACAGAACAGAATGGGTGTGAATCAACAGGAACATTATCTAATATTGTATAACCACTATCACCGCCACTTGTGATCTTTCTCATTTCTGCTACGCCATCACCATCCATATCAACTTTGATATATGATTCATAAATAATTATTTCTTCTGTAGATTTATCTCCTACAGTTCTATCATAATCATCATCAACATTTCTGTAACGAGTAGATCTTTCTGAATTGTATTGTTCTTTATTTTCAGCAGGTAGATCATAAACAGCGTCATAATCAAATCCCATTTCTATTAAAGAACTTCTAGTCATAGGAACTTTATGACAAACAAAGTTAGCATCTTTTAAAGACTTAGCTTGTCTTTCAATTAAAAATTCTTCAGGTGGAATTGGTTCTATCTTAACACGACCTATTGTTTGTTTTCTAGAAACTACAACATCATGCATCATAGGTGTTTCTAAAGCATCTAGTTGTTCTTGTGCATCAACTGTAGCTAGAGCATCTCCTGCTTCATCTATTTCTTTCTGAGCTTTTTCTTTTTGTTTTACAAATGTTTTACTTATGTACTCAGTATGTTCTATTACTTCTACTCCATCTTCTTCTATTAACATATTAAACTCATCATCAGATAAGTTTTCGTATGTTTCTCTTTCTACCTTTTCAGAATCATCCCAATATACTTTGCATATACCATTCTTTTGTAACAATGCATCTTTAAACATTGTATATAAAGCAGTAAACCCATCATTATCTTTATTAAAAATATGGTTTAAATAGTCAGTAGCTTGTTCTGCAATCTGTACATCTTCTCTTGATACAGGTTCTACTTTAACAACATTGTCACTAGCTGTGAATATTCTAAGTAATGGTGGTAATATAGATTCAATAGTATCAGCTACATCAGTAGATACAACTTGTGATCTACCTTCTACCTCATTACCAAATGCTTCACCAAAATAATATTCATTTGATTTGCGTCTAGCTTCTGTAAGTTCAGATGAATAATATCCGTAACTGTTCTTAATATGATCACCTAATATTCCTGACAGTTCGTATTCGTCTAGTTGTTTTCCTTTAGCCATATAATTCCTTAAACAATATATCTTGTATCTACATACATTGGTTTAGCCCAATCAGTTCTTGTTGGTCCATCAACAGAACATCCATAGCGAAATGCATCAGCTCCATGTGATGCCCAATCATGTAGGGGTTTATTTTTAAATGTCTGCATTCTTTCATCAAACTGTTTACGGTATTGTCGCAAACAATCAATACCATATTTACATCTGTTTTTATCAAACCAACAGTTATCTAAATTATTTCTCACAGCTTCGATACCATGATGTACTTCTAACTTAGGACATACTTCAAAGTCAATTCCTAATTCTCTTGCTACTTCTAACCTAGACTTACCAGTTCCTAGTTCTCTAGTTGTAATATCGTGTGGTGCAATATGCCTACCATAGTTATAACCTTTAGCTTCTAGTTCATTAACATAATACGCTAATGATTCACCAGAGGTTTCTAAATAATCAATCAGGTGTATCTCTGTTCCTGATCTTTGTGCAAACCATATTGAAGTTGAATCACCAATACCTAAATCCCACCATGTCTCTACATCATTGTTAGGATCATATTCAACATCAGTAATGCGATCTTCTCGTTCTGCTTTTTGTATTTGCTTACCATAGTATGCACCACTTACTGCTGCCTGGAAGGATACTTCAAACTCTTGTTCGTACTGGTCTTCTGGCATTGTAAGCCGAGCTTCTTCAAGTTCATCATCAGATATAACTTCCGTTTCAGATGCTCGATACAATTCAGCATACCAATCACCACCTCGTCTTTTAGCAAGATCATATACTTCCCAGAAATGATTATGACCCATTGGTGTTCCAATGAATATAACATATCCAAGTTTATCTGATGTTGCTGGTCGTACAATCTCTGACCAGGTTCGAGGTGACATCAGAGCAAATTCATCTAAGACTACTCCATCAAATCCTAATCCACGAAGTGAGTCTGGATTATCTGCTCCAAATATTTGTATGCGTGATCCATTCCATAGATCTACTTTCAGTTCTGTTTCATGTCGTTTGCCACCAAGTTTCATTAAGGGTTCTGTATATTCTTTTAAATAGTCGTAAGCGACTGCCTTACCCTGGCGATATGTTGGTGCTATATACGCCAATCTTGCATTTTGTATTTCACAAGCAGTCATCACTAAGTGATTAACTGCGAGAACTGTTTTGCCAAATCGTCTATGACAAACTAAAACATTAAATCGTTTTAGCTCGTTGTGTATTTTTTCCTGTAGAGGTCTTGGCTCGTAAGGAATATGTATTTCCATTATTTCTTTTTACGCCATCCTATTGTAACTGCAATAGGTTTATCTTCATCTCCTGAAATAGTTTTATTAACTGATGCCAATTTAGAATGAACAAATGGTGCAGCTTCCTTTGCTGCCCACATTTTCTTTTCAATAGATACTTTAGGATTATTCAACATATTCAACATATACTTTAAAGGTGTAGTCTGTCCTTTACCAAGTTCTGCTGCTAAGCGTTCTGCTTTTGTTCCTGCTTTAATTCCTTTAGGTCTAGCCATTACGATAACAATCCCATCATATTTGCCATAAGCATTTTATTTAATTGTTTTGGACCCATTGTCATATTGCCTGGAGTTATATTTCTTTTAGGCATCCCCATTGGATCTACTCCTGGTCTAAAGTTTGGTGTTATTGCACCTGGCATCATGTTTGGACCAGCTGGTGTATTAGGCATCTTAGGCATATTATCACCTGGATAAAAAGGTTGTGGTACTTGCTTAGCTTCAGGGAATCTTTGTGACATATTTTGCAATGTAGGAAATAATTTGTTCATAGTAGGTGAACCTTTAAGTGCATCCTGTCTAATCTTATCCATAATGTTAGAGCCAAATTCTCCTTGTACTGCATTCATAATTTGTTCTGCTCTTGGTCCTTTGATTTCTCCACGAAATACTTTTACTGCATCTAGATATAGTTGTTGTTCGCCTTGGTCACCAAACTTCATGTAGTCTTTCATGTTTATTTTAGGTTTGATTCCAAATATTTTCATAATATCTGCGTTTGTTTTTACATCCATACCATCAAACTTAGAGTTTGGACCTACAACTTTGTTGTCTTTTATTTCAACGACATCATTATCAACAGTAGCTAATTTTATTGACATAGTTTCTCCTTATATATTAACAATTCCAAGCTCGTAATGATTTATTTATTCTAGAGTTTGGATCTCGTGCAGTCTTTGCACTTGTGAGTTTCTTTTTCATGCCTTTCATTCTAGCACAAAAAGATGCTCTGCGTTTATTACCCTTTTTTTTGCTGGGTGCTTTAAGTTTACCGCCAGTAGCTTTGTTATAACTAGCTCTACCCTTGGCATTCAATCCACCTGACTTGCTTTTACCTGCTTTTCTTTGCCATGCTGGTGTTTTATAAGCCATTTATCTGTATCTCCTAGTTTTTTTAGCAATACTCTTGGGTTGTTTAACGTGTTGTTTACCTTTTTTAGTACCTTTACGCTTGGCTCTGCTTGTTGCTGCGTATTCAGCAGGTGTCAAAGCCTTAATTGCAGCAGAAGGTAGGTATCTTTCTCCTGTCTTAGCAGAAGGTTTACCAGATTTGGTACGCCATTTCTGTTTAGTCCAGCTCTTTAACGATTTTTGTGACTTCTTGAGAGCCATTATCGGTAGCCACCACCTGCAGCCTTATAAGATTTAGCAAGCATCTGGGCTTTTCGTGCAGACCATTGTCCTGGTTTGCCACCCTTGCTACCTGCCTTAATGCGATTGAACAATCTCTTACGCATTGTTGGCTTGGTGTAGTTACCTGCCTTGTTTACTGTACTCTTTTTAGCCATAAAACTTCTTGTTCTTCTTTTGCACTACCATATCAGGCTTCTTATCGTCATTGCTCTTAGCCTTCATAATCTTATCTTGTAAGAACTTGGGTAGTGTTTTTTGTTTCTGTGAAAGAGAAGACATTACTTCATGCCTCGCATCATTTTCTTTTTAGTCTTCTTCTTCATGTTTTTCTTCTTAGCTCTTTTCTTCATTCCGCTCATTTTTCTCATGGTATAATCTCCTGTATGATTGTCGTTTGAGTACGGTGTCGGAATAGTATTCCTGACTCCAGTTATTATAGTATCCGATTTTAGCTAGAGCTGCCGAGGCATCTTCTAGTTCTTTGAATGGCTGGATAAGTACCATAAAGAATTCATTCTCTGGTTGCCAATCCCCTTCCATAAACCCCTCGTCTTCTTCTTCAGGGTATGAGGGCATTAGATAGGTGTTTAAAGGCACATAGATGTGGTTTAAAGCGTGTATATAGTCATGTAGGGTATCTGGGGTCATCTCCATATCAGAACACGCCAGAATAATCAATTTTAAGCGATTCTCATGCAAACCCCCTGCCTCGGTAATTACCTCTTTGAGAAAGTTCTCTGCCTTCTCAACCTCGACAATCTTTATTTCATTATTCAGTCTGGCTTGTTTAGCGTACGGACATATGGGGAACTTGCCACGCTTCGGTTCAATATGTTCTATTGCCCATGATAATATATCTTCTGTGATTGTTCTCATGCTGTAGTGTGGGGAGTACAGAAAGGATCTAACAAACCCCCCACTCCTTGAATATCGTTAAGTATCGCTTCAATGTCAACACTTTGTTTGGATACCTCCTATATATATATATCGTCATCCGTTATATAATTACGCCCTATACCGTTTACAAACCCCCCTTACGAGCTTTGCTCGTAGGCGTTGGTAACGCCAGCATGGAGTTGGCTTCGCCAACCCATCCGATATCATTTATATCTATGGTATCACTCCCTTTTCTTCTCTCTATCTTTTGTTTCTCGGTACGAAACGACACGAAACTAAGACGATACGAGAAGATAAGTGTGTGTGTAATACTATACGGAAGGAGTTAAGTATGTATATGAATCAATCAATATATGTATGGTTGGTGGAATTATTTATTCTACGGTCGTTCGTGCAAATGCCGAACTCCCTCCCCTCGCAGGGGCGACAACGATTGCTTACGCATTTTCCAATGTATCGAATGATGAGGAAGTATGGGTAATAATTAGGTATAAATATTATATGTGGATAACTTAAAAATAATGTAAATAGTTCTTGTGTATTATATAAATATTCTTAAGATATATAATATTAATAACTACGAAAGGAAAAACAAATGATTACAACTCTAACAGAACAACTAATCAAGTGGACTGATCAGCTTGAGGATTTGATTGCTACAGAAATTAAATCAAAGAATGCTAAACCAAATCAAGCAGGGTTTACTTCAATAGCTGATGCCTTTGCAATTGCTGTTTATAACTGTTTAAACTTTTCTGCTGAGTATCACAGGCAGAAAGAAAAAGAGTTCAACAACATGGCAGAGGCTAACCACAAGAAAGCTGGATCATGTATCAGATTCTCTGAGAATGAGGCTAGAGAAAAAGTCATTGCTGATACAATCCAAGAGTTACAGGGCGAGTGGGCTAAGCTTTGCAAAGAGCAAGGACTTGCAATCTCTTGGGCAGAATTGAAGGGGGAATCCAAGGCGGTTCAAATCCCACTATCTGACATTAATGCAATGCGTGAGGCTCAAGGCTTACCACCTTTGGGTACTTAATCAATTGAATGTTCCCCCTTCGGGGGGAATGTTCTTGTTTTGTTCTAAAAAAATTTTCGCTCGCTTCGCTCGCAAATATAATGACGAGGCGTTGCCTCGACATTAATTTATTCTATTACTGAGAAGGTATGCGAAAGCTGTAGAGTCTTAATAAAAGAAAGGATAACTAATGACTGAGTATAAACAAATGCAACCATGTGATGAGTTCGGACATAACTGTGATGGATACGGACAACAGTTGTGGACTCATGGAGAATATGAAGTGTGGATGTTTGATGGTAGTTATATCATTGAGAAGTCCAATGAATTATTTACAAGGTTTGATTGTGTGTATGATGTAGACACTACTAATCTTGTGAAGTTTATATGTGAGGTGCTATTATGAATACAATAAATACTTTAATTATGACAGTATGTGTGATATGTTTAATAATAATTACTACGATACATAGTAAATATATATATGCTAGTTGGTGTGAATCGGAGATAGAAATATTAAGATTTCAAATTGATGATATTCACAATCAAGTAGTTAAAGATTAACAACAACAGAAAGGATAGATCTATGAAGACTATAGTTGTTATGCTTGCAATGTTATTGGGAACAGTAGCATTTGCAAATGATCAGTATGCTCCCAAGCAGAATGAGAGAATCAATCTGTATAAGGTAGTATCTGAGAATGAGAATGCACCTATGTACTCTGGATATTTCAGAGACTCACAAGGTGTTGTTCATCAAGTAGCAGTATGGGCTGGAGCTTCAGATAAATATCTAGAAGGTTCAGTTACAATACCAACTACTGAATAACTAACAAGGTTGAGGTAGGTAGCATACCGACAAGTAGGCTTTAACTTCCTACCTCACCTATAAACATAAAGGAAATAATATGTCTAAAGATATAGAAACTAATATGACTTATCGTGATCTAATGAGCAAGATAGATCGTCTTCAATCTAATTTAGGAGACCTAATAGAAGATGCTGATCTATTGCGAGATAGATTCGGTAGACTTAAGAGAGTTGTAGATGATTCAATTAAACCAAAGAAAGGATAGTAATATGAATACTCAAAAAGAAATGTATGGAATGACTGAAGCGTCAGTCCTTAAACAATATCAAGAAGCTAGAAAACTATATGGTAATTATATAGACTTGTATATCATGGCAGTACTGTCTGATGCACAGCATATGATTGAGTATAGAAAATTAAAAACTGCAAATCAATTTATAAACAAAGCTAAACTACTTCTATCTGATAGAGCTAGTAAACACTTGAATAGAAAGAAAGGTAAATAGAGTTATGAACTTTGATGTATTAAAAGATAGTGCTAGGA